ATATAACAGAAAAATGGGAAGAGTTGGTCAACCTTGGGGCACAAAGGGAACTGCTCCTAAAAAAGATAAAAAAGAAAAACCAACAACAACTACTACTCCCGAACAAGAGTTAGATACACTTACAGCCCAAAGAGATAAAATATTTACAGGAGAAACAACACCACCTGGTACAGGTGGTTCGGCGGTTATGGAAACAGTCGGCGGAGAATATTCAGAAGATTTGGCTAATGGTAAATATGAAAATGAAACTGAAGAAGAATTTGTTAAAAGACAATTAGAAGAAAAGGGAGATAAACCGCCATTAAACAATTTATCAGATAAAGATAAACAAAAGTGGTTGAAGATAGCTTATAAAAAAGGTAAGAATGATATTGATTCTTTGAAAAATAATTCAGAACATGATTATGGTGAACAACCAAAAGGATATCCAAAGGCGGCATCGGGTGATGCAGATACGGCCAAACCTGTTTTAGATGCACTTGAAAAGAAAAAGACTGACTGTGAAACAGATGAATGTAGAATACATTATGATGACCAAATACATAAATTTAAAGAAAGAGTTAGACAACCAGGCGAAAAAGCAAGTGGAGAAAAAGATTCAGATTCATTGTTAATTTATTATGATTCAAAGGGTAGATTAAGAATACACCATATTTCAGATAAGAGTAGTTTAAATGATACTTTTATGAATAAAACAATTGAAACAAAACGAGTATCTCACGAGAAGGCATCAGAGTCAGTTGGTAGAGATATGAATTTATCTAAAGAAGAAACTGAGGCAATTTCATCATCTATTAATCAGAAGGAAGCGGAAGTCGGTGATGAAGTTAAAAATACAAGTCAGTTACCACATAGAACATTGAAAAACAAATCCGATGATGATATAAACGATGCTGTCAGTAATGGTTTAGGTGGTGCAATGGGTAATGCTGATGCTGGACAGACTGGTAGAAAAAATTACGCTGATGAATTTAATGATAGTATGAGAAGTGGTAAAGATAAGAAGTTAAAGAAAAAATTAGACCAATTAGGAATCCAACCCGATGAGGATGGAAATTATTCAGAGGACGATATTGCAAAAGCAATTATGCATGTTGTAAGGGAAGATCCCAAGTCTGGTTATCGTAAGCATATTTTAAAAATGGGTGGAACTATTGAAACTACTCGAAGCACAGCAACAATAGTTGAAAGGGGAGTTCGTAAAAAGGCAGAAAAAGAAACTCCTAAACCTTCAGAAAAACAAATTCAAAGTAGAATCAATAAAGGTACTGCAGATAGAATGAATGGTGTTGGTAAAACAAGTCGTAAACAAAATGCATCTACACCAGCAAAACCATTAACAGAAGATGATGTTGCAAATATGAGAAAAGAAGGTGGAATAATGGATGAACTTGTAGAGATGAATAGAACATCAACTGATGCTATGGGAGCCGCTCATAGAAAAGTTAAAGAACATATTTTGGAAGAAGATAAACAATTAGGTTATCCTGATGAAGATGGTAAGAATGGGCCACATACACAAACTTATATAGAATCTTGGATGAAAGATATGCATTTTTATAGACATTTTGATGGGCCACCCTGGGAAGAAGAAGGAGATGATAATGGTGATGAAGATGGCTCAATAAATGTTGGTGGTCAGAATTTAAAATCAAAAGCTATTGTAGAGTGTTTTAAACAACAAACTGGTTATCCAGGTGAAGTTGAAACTAAAGAAGATAAAAAGAAAATGTGGATATGGATGAGAGAAAATATGAAAATTTCATCAGAAGATGATTCGGTTACAGTAGATAGTGAAGATGGTAAGAAACAGATTGGTAGACAAAATTATCGTTCAGCAGGAGCTGGAGTACAAAAAGTAACGGGTAATTTTGGTAAAGATATTCAAAAGTGTGCTAAAAGTAAATTAGCCGCAAGTGGACAAGTATAATGAAAACACAACTACTTTGTACATTCACCAAACGAAACAATTTTTATGAAACCATAAATATTATTATTGCTTGCAATGATATCGTGTTCGATAAGATTTATGTATTTCAGAATGAAAAAGATCATCACCAATTAATATGTACTTATAACGTAGAGTATGATGAAGATTTTGTGCAAGGTATACAAGATACTATTTCGCTCCATAGAAAGAAAAATACAAATACACTTTATACAATTAATGCTCTTAATGATTTAATCCGAGAACTGAATGATGGTAAGTTAGATAAAACATTTCCTATACAATGGGAAAATTATAAGAACTGTTTATTACTTACTAATGAGGATGGACTCAATAAAATACCAACAAGAATTTATTCAATAGTAGATGTGAGAACTTGGGATAAAAACAAAAAATAAAATTGATTATATTTATTACTACAGTTAGGGTAATTAAAAATGAAAAAACATAACATACAAGAAAATTACGAAAGATTATTTGGGCCAATTAAAGAAGATTGGTGGTCTGATATGTCATCAGGAGAACAAGCTCAATATATTAAAGACCACCCGAACTCTAAAAAAGCTAAAAATGCTAAAAAAGCAAAAGATGAACCAAAAGATGAACCATCTGATGCGGTTGATGCGTATGAAATAATGGATAATCCAGATTATGTGTTAACAGTCCTTGATGAATTTGAGGATGAAGGTATGGATGTAGATGATATAAGAGATAGGGTTGATGCGATGAAAGATTTAGATGGTGAAGAATATGAAGATGAAGCTTTTGCTCTCGCTGATGAGTTAAAAGATATGAAGAAGGCGTTATAGCGATAGGAATTTAACCTAAAATAAAATTGTATTTTCGAAATTTCGATTATACTTATTACTGTATCAAGGTTATACTTGATTAAAAAATACTAAATAACTAATTAAAAAATAGGAGATAACAAATGGATTTAAACGCAATCAAAAATCGTCTTAATCAACTTCAAACAACAAACACTCGTACATCTAACTTATGGAAGCCACAACCTGGTCAACAGCTAGTTAGAATCGTACCTTATAAACACAATAAGGATAACCCTTTCATCGAATTATATTTTCATTATGACTTAGGTGGTAAGAACTATCTTTCACCAATTTCATTTGGTCGTCCAGATCCAATTGAAGAGTTTGCACAAAAACTCAAATCAACTGGTTCTAAAGATGACTACCGTTTAGGTAGAAAGATTGAAGCAAAAATGAGAACTTTTGCTCCAGTTGTAGTTCGTGGTGAGGAAAAAGAAGGTGTTCGTTTTTGGGGATTCGGAAAAACAGTTTATCAAGAACTGTTGTCAATAATTGCAGATCCAGACTATGGTGATATAACAGACCCTTCAAGTGGTCGTGATGTTGCTGTAGAATTCAAAACTGCTGAAGAAACAGGTAAATCCTTTCCTTCAACATCAATCAGAGTAAAACCAAATCAAACTCCAATAACAGAAGATGCTTCCGTTCTTGAAGCTATTAAAGAATCACAAAAGAATATTACTGAAATTTATCAGGAACGTTCTTATGATGAGTTAACTCAAGCACTCAATGACTATCTAAATGGTGGTACAGAAAGTACAGAGGAAACTAAGGAAGAAGCTAAAACTCCTTCTAAAGCTAGTTCTTATAATGCTAAAGAAACATCAGATGCATTTGATGATTTATTCAATAGTTAAATAAAAAATGGGGGGTATGATTTCGGTTATGCTCCCCACGTTACATTAAAATTGGAGAAAATTTATGTCAACAAGAGATGAATTGGCAGGTGTATTAGCTGAAACTCTAAATAAACAATTCAAAGATATGAAAGTAGCATATTTTTTGGATGGTTCAGATACTACACCTACTGATATAAAAGATTTTGTATCTACTGGCTCTACTATGTTAGACTTAGCAATATCAAATAAACCTAATGGTGGTATTGCTGTTGGTAGAATTACAGAACTTAATGGATTAGAATCAAGTGGTAAATCATTACTTGGAGCTCATATGTTAGCTGAAACTCAAAAAAAGGGTGGAGTCGCAGTATATATTGATACTGAAACATCAGTTAGTACAGAGTTTCTTGGTGCAATTGGTGTAGATGTAGAAAGTATGCTATATTTACATTTAGAAACAGTTGAAGATATATTTCAGGCTGTTGAAGAAATTGTATCTAAAGTTCGTGAATCAGATAAAGATAGGTTAGTAACCATTCTTGTAGATTCACTCGCCGCTGCTACTACGAAAGTAGAGTTAGAAGCGGATTTTGATAAAGATGGTTGGGCAACCGCTAAAGCGATTATTATATCAAAAGCTATGAGAAAGATTACACAGATGATAGGTCGTCAAAAAGTAGCTTTAGTGTTTACCAACCAGCTTCGTCAAAAACTTGGAGTAATGTTTGGAGACCCTTGGACTACAAGTGGTGGAAAAGCATTACCATTTCACGCATCAACCCGTATCAGATTAAAAAATACAGGTCAAATTAAAGATACTAAAAAGAATACTATTGGTATAAAAATGAGAGCACAAGTTATTAAAAATAGACTTGGGCCTCCAATGAGGCATGCTGATTTTAATCTTTATTTTGAAACAGGTATTGATAATGAAGGTAGTTGGTTAACTGTATTAAAGGATCATAAACTTGTTAAACAAGGTGGTGCTTGGTATACTATGTTAAATCACAAGGGTGAAGAACTTAAATTTCAATCTAAAGATTGGAGTGAACAACTGAAAGATGAAAAGTTTAAAGAGCATTGCTATAATTTAATATGTGGTAAAGTAATATTAAAATATGAAAAAAACTTTGGCATTGATGATGTAGTTGTGGAAGAAGTAGTAAGTGAATAATGAAAAATATATTTCTATATTCGAAGAGATAAAGAAAAAAGGTGGCTCATTAGACGGCGGGAAACCAAATGATAAGGTACTTTTAATAGATGGCTTAAATACTTTTATCAGAGTATTTAGTGTTATACCAACTACCAATCCTGATGGAATTCACGTTGGTGGAATAGTTGGTTTTCTAAGGAGTATTGGTTATACCATAAATATGATTAGACCTACTCGCACCATCATAGTATTTGATGGTAAAGGTGGGTCTACTCGCCGTCGCAAAATATATCCTGAATATAAACAGAAAAGAAAAACAAAATATAGAGTAAATCGAGCATATGATTTCGCATCTCAAGAAGATGAGAAACAAAATATGATAATGCAGTTACAGAGAGTGGTTGAATATTTAGAAGCCCTTCCTGTAACTGTTTTAGCTTATGATAACATTGAAGCAGATGACACAATTGGTTATATTTGTAGACAAGTTCTTACTGAATCAGAAGTTACAGTTATGTCTACTGATAAAGATTTTTTACAATTGGCAAACAGTAGAATAAAGGTATGGAGTCCAACTAAGAAGAAGATGTATGATGAAGATGCTGTGTTAAATGAGTATGGTATTTCATCACATAACCTTATTTGGTATCGAGTATTAGATGGAGATAAGTCAGATAACATTCCTGGTGTAAAAGGATTAGGATTAAAAACTATACAAAAGAAATTGCCGTTTTTGAGTGAAAATCGTATAGTTGAGATGGATGAAGTTATTACAGAATTACCAGAATCAAAAGATGTTATAGAATTAAATTACAAATTAATGCAATTATCAAATGTAGATATTTCAGCTTCTACAAAAACAAAAATAATAGAAAAAATTAGAGAACCAATCAATAGGTTAATTAAGTTTAAATTTGAAAAAATGTTTTTGGAAGATAAGTTATTTACAGCGTTACCGAATATTACCAGTTGGTTAGCTACTAATTTTAACCAGTTAAATCATTATGCTGAGAAATCTCATGAAAGTAACTGATTTTACAGTAGAACTTGTACAGAGAAATGCAGTGGTAGGTTTTATAGAAAAACACCACTATTCTCATAATATAAATGGTGTACAATCTTATTATCACTTTGGTTTATTTAGAGATGGTAAGTTTGGTTTACCAGAAATGATAGGTGCTATGTTATATGCTATGCCATCAATGCCATCTACAGCCAAAAAATACAATCCAATTAACCCTACTAAATGTTTTGAATTAAGAAGATTAGTTTGTATAGATGATACACCTAAGAATACAGAAAGTTATTTTATAGGACAAACTTTTAAATGGTTAAAACAAAATACTGATATAGAAGTTATAGTATCATTTGCTGATGAAGAGTATGGACATAGTGGTATAATTTATAAGGCTACTAATTTTGAATATTGTGGTACTACTTCACCAAGCAAAAAATTAATAGTTGATGGTAAAGAATATCATAGTAGATCGTTGAATCAATCGGATAGACCATATGGTAGAGAGTTAAAAAGAAGATATGATGCGGGGGATGAAAATATATATTGGAAGAACACGAAATTCAAACATATTTATACATACTACTTCAATAAGAGAATAAAGAAAAAAATTAAAAGGTTACGAGATGAGTGAAACATTAACACAATTTGGAATATCATTTCAATCAAAAATTATTGCATCTCTATTGAGTACTAAAAAGTTTATTCAAACTATTAGTGATATACTGGATCCATCTATGTTTGATTCAGATTCTAATAAGTGGTTAGTTACTTGTATTAAAGATTATTATTATGAATACAAAAAACAACCTACACTTGAAGTTATAAAATATAAGATAGATGAAATAGAAGATGGTGTATTAAAATCAGGAGTTGTAGATAAGTTAAGAGAAGTTTGGAAAAACATAGAAGCTACAGATTTAGAATTTGTACAATCAGAAACACTTGACTTTTGTAAAAATCAAACATTAAAAAGTGCTATACTTGAATCTGTTGATTTATTAGAGAATAAAAATTATGATGGAATAAAATCTATTATAGATGATGCTATGAAAGCTGGTACTACAAGAGATTTAGGACATGATTATATCATATCATTAGAAACACGACTTGCAGAATCTGCCAGAGTAACAGTTAAAACGCCTTGGGATGTAGTTAATGATATAATAGATGGTGGTTTAGGAGCTGGTGAACTTGGAGTGATTGTTGCTCCAGCTGGTATTGGTAAATCTTGGACATTACAAGCTATAGGTGCTAGTGCTTTAAAAGAAGGTAAAACGATAGTTCACTATACCTTAGAATTAAATGAAAACTATGTTGGTTTAAGATATGATTCTATATTTACAGGAGTTACTACATCAAATATAAAATACTATAAAGAAGATGTAGAGTCTAAAATATCAAAATTACCTGGTAAGTTATTAATCAAGTATTTTCCGACTAAAGGAGCTAGTGTACAAACATTAAGTTCTCATTTAAAACATATTGAAATAAGTGGTGAAAAACCAGATTTGGTAATAGTTGACTATGCTGACATACTAATGCCCACAGGAAACTTTAGAGAGAAAAGACATGCAATAGGAACTATCTATGAAGATTTAAGAGGACTTGCTGGTGAAATAGAATGTCCGATATGGACAGCTTCACAAGCAAATCGTTCAGCATTAGAAGAAGATGTAATTGGTGCTGATAAAGTTGCTGAAGATTATAGTAAAGTTATGACTGCTGACTTTGTTATGAGTATGAGTAGAAAGGTAGAAGATAAGATTGCTAACACAGGTAGATTCCACGTCATTAAAAATAGGTTTGGGATAGATGGTGTTACTTATCCATCTAAAATAAATACTAATATTGGTCAGGTTTTAATATATGAAGGAAGTAGTCAGTTTGGAAAAGAAGCCCAAAGTAAGATGGATAATAGTCAAGAGTTTTTAAGAAAAGAATTAGCAAACAAATATAAAGATATGGAAAAAAAAGTTGAAGGATTTGAATAAAGTTTAAATTAACTTTAATATATATTATATTTATGAGTGTTATGAGAAGATAGATTACATAGGAGTTTAGTGAATGGAAAAATTTAAGTTATCAGAAAAGTTTATAGATAAATATAAGAGAAAAAGACCCCCATTTGGTTTTAATGGTTTAGGTGAATTAGTTTATATGAGAACCTATTCTCGTATAAAACAAGATGGTAAAAATGAACGTTGGTGGGAAACAGTTAAAAGAGTTGTTGAAGGAACTTATTCTATGCAAAAAAATCATATAGAATCATATCAATTAGGTTGGAATCCTTGGCAAGCACAAAATTCAGCTCAAGAAATGTATGAAAGAATTTTTAATATGAAGTTCTTACCTCCAGGTCGTGGTCTATGGGCAATGGGAACACCAATCACCGAAGAAAAGAATCTATATGCAGCACTAAATAACTGTGCATTCGTATCTACTTCCACACTTAAAGAAGATTACTCAAAACCATTCTGTTTCCTTATGGATGCAAGTATGTTAGGTGTCGGTGTAGGATTTGATACAAAAGGTGCGGGTGAAATAGTTGTTAAGGGTGTAAACCGTGATAGAAACGAAGAAATTTATATGATACCTGATACTCGTGAAGGTTGGGTAGAATCACTTAGGTTATTATTAGAAAGTTATTTTCACGGACTTCCATTAATTGTATTTGATTATAATCAAATTAGAGATGAAGGTGAACCAATAAAAGGTTTTGGTGGTGTTTCAAGTGGACACGAACCATTAAAAGAAATACACGAAGCTATCAGAGAAGTATTAGACAATAATAGTGGAGAACCAATAACAGTAACCACAATCGTTGATATTATGAATCTTATAGGGAAGTGTGTAGTGGCTGGTAATGTTCGTAGAACTGCTGAAATAGTTTTTGGTGATCCATATGATGATGAATATTTAGATTTAAAAAATTATAAAGTAAATCCACATAGAGAAATGTATGGTTGGACTTCAAACAATAGTATATTTGCAGAACTTGGTATGGATTATACTGAAGTATGTAAAAGAATTACAGACAATGGAGAACCTGGATTTGCTTGGTTGGAAAATATGAGAGGTTATAGTAGATTAAAAAATGGTAAAGATGATAAAGACCATAGAGTGGCTGGTGGTAATCCTTGTCTTGAACAATCACTTGAATCATATGAGTTATGTTGTTTAGTAGAAACATTTCCAAACAATCACGATTCATATGAGGATTATGCTCGTACATTAAAGTATGCCTATCTGTATGCCAAAACGGTAACACTTGGTAAGACACATTGGAGTGATACCAATAGAGTTATGTTAAGAAATCGTAGAATTGGTTGTAGTGTAAGTGGTGTTGCACAATTTATTACTAATCACGGACTGCATGAATTTCAAAAATGGTTAGAGGATGGATATGATACTATTAAAAGTTGGGATTGTACTTATTCAGATTGGTTCGCAGTTCCAAAATCAATTAAAACTACATCAGTAAAACCAAGTGGTACAGTTTCATTATTAGCTGGTGCTACCCCAGGTTTACATTATCCCGAAAGTAGATTTTATATAAGAAGAGTTAGAATATCTAAATATTCAGAGTTAATAGAACCATTAAAGAAGGCTAATTATACAATAGAACCAGCCTTTGGTTCAGAGGATAGTACAGTTGTTGTAGAAGTACCAGTAGATGTTGGTGAGGGTATAAGAACTGCTAGTGAGTTATCTATATGGGAACAGTTCAGTTTAGCAGCATTTATGCAAAGACATTGGGCAGACAATCAAGTTAGTTGTACAGCGACTTTTGATCCAGAAACAGAGGCAGAAGAATTACCTCATGTTTTAAAATATTTTCAGTATAGATTAAAAGGTATATCATTATTACCAAGACATCCTATGGGAGCATATAAACAAATGCCTTATGAAGCAATAGATGAAAAAACTTATCAATCTGAAGTTGATAAACTTAGTAGGTTAACTCTTGGTGTTATTAGAAATGAAGAAGCTGAAATAGATAAATTCTGTAACAACGATAGTTGTGAAATTCCAGGTGAAATAATAAAAAATTGAGGTTATTTTGTATCAAAACATCTTCTACGATAGAAGAGTAAACAAAATGCATATTTGGGATGATAAGTTTGGATATAGAACTTTTCGTTACAAAAAGTATGCTTATGTTAAAAATAGAGCTGGTACTTATGTATCGTTATATGGTGATAAACTAAAGAGAATAAATAAGTGGGATAAAGACCAACCTGAGTTATTTGAATCTGATGTTAATCCTGAAATTAGAGTATTAGTAGATAACTATACTGATTCAGATGATGTATCAGAAGGCCATCGTACAATGATTTTTGATATTGAGGTTGAAGTTACGGATGGTTTTCCAGATGTTAGAAAAGCAAATAATAAAATAACTTCAATAGCATTTAATGATTCTATTTTAGATAAATATTATTGTTATGTATTAGATCCATTATCTAAATTAAAAACAGAAGTTAAAAGAGCAAACGGAGATATTATAGTATCCTTTGAGGATGAATATGATTTACTAAATGCATTTTTTAAAAAGTATATGGAAATACAACCGACAATTTTAACTGGCTGGAATATAGAATTTTTTGATATTAGTTATTTGTATAATAGGGCATCTCAAATTGTAAGTCAAAGTGTTGCTAATTTATTATCACCTATAAGCCAAGTTCATTGGAGTGATTTTCATAATAGATATAAAATTGCGGGAGTAAATGTATTGGACTATTTAGCTTTATATAAAAAATATACTTTTAGTCAAAGACCTTCATACAGATTAGATGCCATAGGTGAATATGAAGTAGGTGAAAAGAAAGTCGAATACGAAGGAACATTAAATGATTTATATGAAAATGATTTAGAGAAGTTTGTACAATATAATTTACAAGATGTGAAACTTGTTAAGAAAATTGATGATAAATTAAATTTTATTGAGATTGCTAGAGGGTTGGCTCATTTAGGGCATGTTCCTTATGAAGATGTGTTTATGAGTTCTCGGTATCTTGAAGGAGCAATATTAGTATATCTTAGAAAGAACAATATTGTTGCACCAAATAAACCTAAAAATAAAATTAAAAAAGGTGATAAAAAGTTTGTTGGAGCGTATGTACAAGACCCAATTAAAGGTAAACATAATTGGGTTTATGATTTAGATATTACTTCAATGTATCCATCTAGTATTATGTCATTAAATATTTCTCCAGAAACTAAGATTGGTAAAATTGAAGGTTGGAATCCAGAAGAGTTTTTAAAGGAGAGTAATAAAAAAACATATTCTATAACTCAAGGTGAAAAGTTACTAGGTAGATTTACAGAAGTAGAATTAAAAAACTTTTTAGATAGTAAGAATGTTGGAGTTGCGACAAATGGTGTTATGTATCGAACAGATAAAGATGGCTTATTATCTGCTCTTTTAAGAAAATGGTTTGATGAACGAGTTGAATATCGTAAATTATCAAGGAAATTTCATGAAGAAGGTGATAAAGAAAAATCAGATTATTTCGATAGAAGGCAATATTTACAAAAAGTATTATTAAATTCTTTATATGGAGTTTTAGGTTTACCAGTATTTAGATTTTATGATGTAGATAATGCTGAAGCAGTAACTTATACAGGACAGTCATTAATTAAATTTACAAAAAAAATTGCTAATAATTATTATAATAAAGAACTTGGTGATGCTAAAAACCATTGTATATATATTGATACGGATTCAGTTTTTTATTCAGCATTACCATTGGTAACGAAACGATATCCAGATTTAGATATTAGAAATGAAGATAAAATGTCTAAAGCAATTTTACAAATTGCGAATGAAGTTCAAGACTATTTGAATATGAGTTATGATTATTTTGCTAAGAAGTTTTGTAATTTAGATAAACATAGATTTGATATTAAACAAGAGGTTATTGCAAAGAGTGGTTTGTTTGTTACTAAAAAAAGATATGGATTAAAAATTATTAACGATAATGGTAAAAAAGTTAATAAAATGATGATAAAAGGTTTAGATACAGTTCGTTCAAGTTTTCCAATTGCGATGCGGGAATTATTAAGCAAGTTATTAGAAGATATTTTAATGGAAGTACCAAAACAGAAATTAGATAAATATCTTATAAATTTTAAAAATAGTATGAAACTTATGGATTTTAATAAAATTGCAATACCAACGAGTGTAAAAGGTATTAAAAAATATAGAGATAGTGAAGGTGGAATATTTCATACTTATAAATTAGGAACTCCTGTTCATGTTAAAAGTTCGTTATTTTATAATGATATGTTGAAATACTTTAAAGTTACAAAAAAATATTCACCAATATATAATGGAGAAAAAATTAAGTGGGTGTATTTAAAAAATAATCCTATAGGAATAGAAACAATCGCATATAAGGGGCATGAAGATCCACCACAAATATTAGATTTTATCAGACAATATATACATCCTGATAAGTTATATAAACAAGCTTTACACAAAAAAATTATGATGTTGTATGAAGCTCTTGGTTGGGAAGAACCAACAGATGCTACTAAAACTATAGAAAGATTTTTTTGATTTTGAGAAAACAAACCAATATATATGTATATATGGTTATAAATAATAGGAGAAAGTTATAATGAATAAGCAAAAGCTAGTTCGTTTCATCAATAAATATTACTTGAATGGAGTAGTCAATTCGGTAATATTAAACAGTAAATCAGATTTACAGGAATTATCAGCTAGATTTATATCTGGCGATAAAACTTTGTTAGGTGATTTGACAATGGATAAGTGGGATTTTGAAAATTCTGATATTGGAATTTATAATACAGAACAGCTTCTTAAATTATTATCAGTTATGGATGAAGATGTTAATGTATCTTTGAGTAAGGCTGGAGATAAATCAATTGCATTAAAAGTAAGTGATTCTTCTTCATCAGTTAATTATATGTTAAGTGATACATCTATTATCAATGAACCACCTCAAATAAAAGCGATACCTGATTTTGAATTAAGTATTGATGTTACACCGCAGTTTATTAATAAATTTATTGCTGGAAAAAATGCTTTGATGGAAACAGATAATTTTACTGTAATAACAGATGGTGTTAATACTAAACTTGTTATTGGATATGCGTCAATTAATACTAATAGAGTAACTATTCCAGTTACTACATCTAAGGTTAGTAATATTGAAAATGTATCTTTTAATGCTAATATGTTTAAAGAAGTATTAACTGCTAATAAAGAATGTGAAAGTGCTACTTTAGAAGTTAGTAGTGAAGGTCTTTCTAAGATTACTTTTAAGGTAGATAATTTTACATCAACTTATTGGTTGGTAGCAGTAAGTGAAACCGATTAATATTTGTGATACTTCAAAAGTTTTTTTAAGAATAATACCTAAACCATTAGCAAAAAGTATAATAGAAAAGAATCATTATTC